TTGGGAAAACGAAGAGGGAGAAATTATTGAGTTTGGAAATAGCTTCATGCGCTGTTATGAAAAGGCAGGCAAGCTTCAGTTTGGCAGAAAGATTTTCGACTCAAAAACTGGGGAAAAGAATTACTTAGTCAAATTCGTTCTGGATCGTAAAGAGATTGTATGCAGTGATGAGGGTGTTAGTTATCTTCAGCAGACCCTCGAAGACTGGGAAGAAAATTATGAGGATTGAATTTTTTATGGCGATGCTGCCGCCAACGATTACGCAGCAGGAAAAATCCATCACGATTCGAAATGGAAAACCGGTCGTGTATGAACCTGCCGAATTGAAACAGGCAAGAGAAAAATTACGGGCGCATTTGGCAAAGCATGTTCCCCAAAAAAGTTTTACTGGTCCCGTGTGGCTTGGGGTGAAGTGGTGCTTTCCGATTCGCGGCCGGCATAGAGACGGTGAGTATAAAGCGACAAAGCCGGATACGGATAACCTGGAGAAGATGCTGAAAGACGTGATGGAGGATCTGGGATTTTTCAAAAACGATGCTCAGGTGGCATCCGAGCATGTTGAAAAATTCTGGGCAAAGGTCCCGGGGATCTATATTGTGATGGAGACCCTGGAGGATGAGTGAAAGGTGAATCAAAGGTTTTAAAAGGCAAAGGAGTAAAAAGTGACGAAAAAAGAACTGGAACAATTAAGAGCTTTGTATCTTGAAATAAATACTCTTGCAGGGGATATTTTTTCTTTGCGGCCGAAAATCGTAGTTGACTCTGTCACTGGATGCACCCCTGAGAGGACGCAGAAGCACGTTATACCGATAAAAGGTGTGGACATGGAGGAATATATCCGTTTGGAGAAAAAAGCCACTGAAAAGACGAAAATTTTAGTCGAACGAATAAATGCTATGGAAGAATGGCTGGATCACATCAGCGACAGTGAAATGCGAATTATTTTGAGAATGCGGTACCGACAGGGCAAAAGCTGGGAGGAAATCGGCTTTGTTCTTGGTTACGATCGTCGAACTATTGCGAGAAAATGCGAAGCTTTTTTATCAGATGATGCCACAAAAAAAGCCACCTGAATGGGTGGCTAGAAAGGCATATCATCATCGGGAAGTGAATCAAGATATTTATAGCCTTTAGGGGTGTAGTTGTTAGCTTTGCGAATGGTTTTTTCTATCCATAATGCATAAACTTCTTCATCGATGGTCCCATCCTTGAATAAGTTATACATTTTGTGCCATTCGCCAATAAAAGAATTCAGTTCATAATTTGTGAATACGATTTCATGAACTGTTCGTTGATATGAATCAGGGTATCCTGTAGTTGGGTCAATATCTTCAAATTCCTCGACATGTTCAAAAAAATCAAGATTACAATGCTTCCCAATTTTGAAGAGCATTTTCAAAATATCGCCCATAGTTTCTGGTTTATTATCAATATTTTTTATATCACTAAGCCCGAGAAGCCAGTCAACAGAGACATCGAAAGCTGCTGAAATTGAGGTCAAGATCTCGACAGAAGGCATACGATCGCCCTGTTCATAAGCAGATAGGGCGGCCTGAGTCGTTCCGATTTTCTCTGCAAATGCGTTTTGAGTAGCTTTTAAGCTCAATCGGAGCCCTTTTATACGTGTTGCAAAATTATTATTCATTAGAAATCCCTGCTTTCTATTGTTAATATAAATATATATTTACATATCAACAATAACATTATTTATTATGATTTGCAAGAAATATTGTTTAATAGAAATAAATATATCGTTGACAATATATTTATTTGCGGTTATAATTGAATACAGAAAGGAGGCCCATATGGGAATGATAACTTTGAAAGTAAGTGATGAATTGCATAAGCTGGTGCGGATCAAGGTAGTTGAGGAAGATACGACTATCAAAGATTATGTAACCGATCTTATCCTAAAAGACTTACAAAAAGAAAAAGAGTAACCACACCGACCAAAGTGATTGGTTACTCAAAGTCAAATCCAGAAAGGATCTTGTATAGATTATAGCAAATCGCTTTCTGGGTGTCAAAAGAAAGTGAGGAAATATGAAAAATTTACAGGTTTTTAAAAACGAACAGTTTGGGGAAGTTAGAGTCATGGAACACAATGGTGAGCCGTGGTTTGTAGGGAAAGATATTGCAGAGATTTTGGGGTATGAAAGATCCACAAAGGCGGTTGCAGATCATGTTGATCCAGAAGATAGAGATGCAGTCCCAATTCAGGACTCCATCGGGCGGATGCAAAATACTCCGATTATCAATGAGTCTGGCTTATACAGCCTTATTCTCTCCAGCAAGCTCTCAGCGGCGAAGAAATTCAAGCGGTGGGTGACAGCGGAAGTCCTCCCATCCATCAGGAAGCATGGATTTTACGAAACGCCGAGAGCCGAAGTGCAGAATGAGAGATTGGCTTCTGTGAACAATGCGGTAAAGATTCTGACTCCACTGCTCCAGGCTGCCGGATGTAACAGTGAGATTCAGTTACTTACAGCAAAATCCATTTATGAAAAAGCGGGGATCGTACTTCCGGTTACGATCCATGCAGATCAGCAGTATTTTGATACGGTACATATCGCCAGACAGGTCGGCATTTATTATCAGGCTTCGGGGAAACCTGCAGACAAGCCAGTTAACGAAATCATACGGAGATTAGACATTTCAGAGTCTTTGTATACGGAAACATGGGAGTCTAAAGGAAAATGGCAGGGCAC